TCATTAATACATCTTCATTTTCTATACCTTGTTGAATATTATTAAGTAAAGTTTGAAAAGGTCTAATAGCTGTATCGTATGCATTACCATGACTAAAATCTATATATTTTAATTCACCTGTTTCTTCATCTCTAATTGGTAGAATAGTAGAATTTTTAGACCACTCAGGTAAAAATTGTTTTAGTGCACGTAACTCTTCATTAGTTACATTGTATAAACCTTGAAATCCTTTTTGTATTCCATATGGAGCTGCAGCTAATACAGTTGTCATACCTGCTAATCTTTTTAAACCGATAGATCTTAATGCAGGGTTTTGTATTTCTTTAATAGAACGTTTTGCAATATTAGTTGTTGTTCTTAATATCTCAGATGGAAACGACATAAACGTTCCAAGTGGTAGACGTCTTAAAGCTCTTACAGTATCTGACACATAAGCATAGTTTGGTACAGTGTTTCTTACAATATCAGCTGCTTCTTCTTTTAATTGTCTTTCAGTAAATTTTATACCTGCTTTAGTATATGCACCTCTAAGCCTTTGCATCTCTACAGCATAGTTTGCTATTTTAAATAAATCATCTTCTGCTGTATATAAATCTTCTGCAAATTTCATACCTGATTTTAATTTTCTACCCGTTCCTGATGTAAGTTTTTTCATCATAGACTCTAATGGTTTTCCAATGTTTAAATTTTCACCCATACGAGTATCCGTTAATAGATTTTTTATATCTCCTAATTGTACTTGTGAGTTTACAACACCAAGTTCTAATAATTCTCTATATGCTTCATTTGCTTCAGCTGATCTTGTACCTACTTGTAATTTACCAAATGCATCTCTAAATGCTCTACCAACTAATGCAGGGTTTTCAAATAAAATACCATTACCAGCAGAAAAAGCAGTAGCAGAAAATAAATTTCTAAAATGTGTTTGCGGTGATAAAATTGTTTTTGCAACTTGTGATGCTGCTTTTGGAAACAATACTAAATTTCTGTATCCCCATGTTAATCCTTTTTCAATACCGGTTGCACCTTCTCTAGGTTCAAATAAAAATTTTAAAGTTTTAGTGCTATCTCCTAATCCTTCAGCAATAGCTTTGGTTGTAAACTTACCTGCTAATGGATTAACAGTAAACTCATCTTTAAAATACGGTGTCATGTATCTATCTAATTCTACTATTTCTTGATTAGGTAATGCTTCTGCTGCTTCTAATGCATCATCAAAAAAGAAACCTCTTGATCCGCCCGGTGTAGTTGCAGTAGCTGCTTTTTTAATTGCATCATCTTGTTTTGCAATATTTTCAAACAACTCATTTTTTCTAGCAATGTTAGATAACTTTGTCATACTATTGTAGATAGAGAATCTAGGGTCTTCTATTTCACCAAACAATTTTTTTATAACTGCTCTATCTTTACCAGGTGTTTCAGCTAACAAACGTTCTGGTTTAATATCATCAGTTACAACTCTTTTAAAAAATTTATCTATCTGTGGTCCCTCTTCTGCTAATGTACCTTTTGCAAATTTTATAGGTAAACCTGGAGGTGCTTTTTGATTTTTTGCAGATTTAATTACAGCGTCAACCATGCTTTGTGCTTGAAAATCTGTTAGGTTTTTACCATTTTCTTTTGCATATCTTTTAAAATATTCTTTTGTGCCTTTGATTGCTTCTTCTGTTGGTGTGTAAGCTAAAAAAGGCAACACAGATTTATCTTCAAATATTCTATAAGTGCTACCAAGATAATCTTTTACTCTTTTACCCATTAATGTTTTTAAAGTTTGTACATCTTTAGGTGCGTTTGATGATGCGTTAATTAAATCTACAAATTTTTCTCTTGCACCACCTATTGCTTCAAATATATTTTCTATGGATTCGTCTGTTGCACCATTGTCTTTTAAAAACTTGTGTGTTCTAGCTGCTGCACTGCTTGGAATAGCTTTACTTAATTCACCTTCAAATAAAATATCATTTAATTCTTTGTATATGTCAGCTTTTCTTTTGTCTGATGATTTGTCTAATACAGATTTTACCATTGGAAACATACTATCTACTTCAGAATCTATTGTCTTAACTAACTCCATAGCTCTGTTGGTATCAGCCATAGTAGCACCTTTTTCTGCCATTTTAGCTTCAAAGATTGATTGTGGTTTTGCACCTCTAGCTCTTAATGCAGAAAATGTTTTATTGAAAAATTTATCTAGTTTTGAATTACTAAACTCTATGTTTTTACCACGTAAAGCTGCAGCCTTAATACCTTTACCTACACCATATACAATAGGTGTTATTAATAAAGACTCTGCACCAAACTTTGTTCTGTTCATTAATTTTTTAAATGCATCTTCTCTACCACCTTCATCGGTTACTTCTTCTAAGTCTGTTGGCCCAGCTTCAAACACATCACCAAAAGTTCCAAGTTCTTCTACATCAGCAACAAATGCTTCACCTGCTGCCCCACCTGCAACTCCTGCTGCAAATCTTTTTTTACCAATAGTTTTATTAAAATCATCTGCTTTCTTTGCAGCTTTCTGTAGGTTAGTACCTTTTATGTTCATGTAGTTACCAGCTTTTTTAGCTTTAATTGCTTTACTAGCTAGTTTAAAACCTATACCACCTGGTACACCTATTTGAACTAAACCTTCTGTAAGTCTACCTATTGCTGTATCATCTGCAATGTCTTCAAATATATTTATTTTATCAAACATTTGTTCAACATCTGCTGCAAGATCTGTATCAAAACCTAAATCAATTAATTCTGCACCAAGAGATATAACACCTTCAGGTACTTTTATAACACCAGATGCAACTCCCGCTAAAGCAGAGGTGATTGCACTTCTTTCACTATTGATTTCTTCGTCTCGTAGGGAGGTAAAGCCTTCTGGATCTATAATCTCCACCATTTATCCTCCTATCTAAGTAATGCTGAATATTCTGGTAATTCTTTTGCTATGTTGCCGTCAAATTCAATTACTTTTCCATTCTCTACATCAATATAAACTCCAGGTGATTTACCTTTTGTTTTATATTTACCATCTTTAAATTTAATGTTTGATCTTGGATTTTTTCCTGCTTCTCTTAATGCTGGTGCAACTTTTGTATCAAATGCAGCATGGTTATATGCTTTGCTACCATCACCGTATTGTCTTCTATAATCAGCTAATGCTCTTTCTAAATTAGCTTCTGGTCCATATGTTTTACCAGGGCCATATTTTATGCCAAGTAGTTCAGCTGTCTTTTTTCTGATTTGATCAGGAGTTGCATTTCTTGGTAACATTGCTCTTGCTTCTTTTTCTGCCGTTAATACACTTTGATTTTTTTTATTCATCTGTGATGATATTGCTGCTGATACTGCTGCTTGTTTTCTTTTAGCCATTGCAGCTCTTCTCATATCGTCTTGTGTTGTAAAAGTTTTATAACCTGATTTTAAGGCTTCTCCTATAGGAGTCCCTGTTGCTATATCTAAACCAAACTGACCAATAGGTAATCTTGTTTTAGGCATTGGTGCAAACTCATCCATTGCAGATAAGATATTTTGAGTTGTTCCTCTAATCATTTCTGGATTTAAAGTTCCATTTTGTAATTGTTTTCTATCAGTAAGCCCAGTCATGATACCATCATTAACTTGGCCACCTCTTCTAAACATAGGTCTTTTTAAAGTTCTAGACACTAGTTACCAAATCCTTTCGGAAACAATCTTCCATAAATATCTGCTCCTGCTAATCCATATCCTAGTGCTTGTGCTAACGGACTAGCTGATGGTGCTGTAGCGGCTGTTGGATCTAAACGCACCGCACCTGCGCCTGGTGTTATTTGTGCAATACCTTGACCATACATATTTAATCTGTCTCTTGGATCTTGAACAGCCATCTGTGCTGCTTGTCTTTGTGCATCAAGTATAGCTTGGTTTTGTGTTTGTTGTGCTGAACCTAATGTGCCAAGACCAGATATTTGTGCTCTGCTAAAGTCTTGTGCTGCTCCACCTAAACCTTGTTGTAGGTTTGCAATACCCATTTGGTTTGCTAAATCTTGTTGTCTTCTATTTGCTGCATTTTGAAAACCTGTTTGTCTTAAACCTGCTAATGTTTGTGCTCGATTCTGGTCGCTTTGTGCCTGATACTGGGCTCTTTGTACACCTTCACGTCCACCGCCAAAAGCACCTGGTACACCTAGTGCAGCTGCTGCTTGTTCATTTGCTCTGATCTTTGCTTGTTGATCAAAGTCTTGCATCGTTGTGTCAATAACTTGTTGTTGGTAAGGTGACATGTAAGATTGAATTGATCCTGCTCCTGTACCTGCGCCTGTTCCAGTCAACGCTGTACCTGCGTCTGCCGCTGCTCCAGCTTTTGTTAAAAATGGTTGATAAGAGCCAAGGCCTGTTGAAGGATCTGTTGCTTGTGCATATGCTGCTGCTTGATAAGGATCCTGTGCTGCAACTTGCGGTGCAAGTTCTGCCATCCCTGCTCTTCTAATACCAAACTGTTCAGCTTGTGCTTTTCTATTTGCAAATTGTTCTGAAGTCTCACCAGGTTGTTGAGTTGTTGCAGTTGTAATACTTGGTATACCTGCTTGTCTTGATAAATCAGTTAGATATGTTTTCTGTGCTGCTTCTACAAACTCTGGTGGAAGTGTTCTTGATTCTGTAATACCGCCTGTTTGAAGACCAACTCTACCACCTGTAGCTATAGCTTGTCTTTCAAGTGTATCTTTAGCTTCTTCAATTGCTTCTTGTTGACTGAAACCTTGTTCCATAAACTCTTCGACAAGTCTCATAAACTCTCTTTCATTTTCGTCCATAGACGCCATTTTTCTTGGTTGGTCTTTTCTTTTAACCATTTCGTCTATCATCATTTCTATTTGAATAATTTCATCGTCACTTAATTCGTTCAAAGGTTTACCAAATTGTTTCATGGCTATTGATTCCATAACCTGGTTTCTTTCATCCATTGCATCTGGCGCTGAAGCCATCATCATATTTTCCATTAAGTAACCCTTCTCTCTAAATTTTTCATTGTATCATACATCTTTTGTGCTCCTTTTTCAACACTGCCGTTGCCTGCTCCTCTTACAGCATCCGCTGTAAATACAAACTCATTCTTTGATAACATTGCTGGAACGTCATCTGCTTTTTCTTTTATACCAACTGGTACGAATCCACCTTTAGCTCTGTAATCTAATTCTGTGATACCACCTTGATTGACTCTAGGCTCACCCATAGGCATACCACCACCTGCTAGTCTTTTTAGTTTAGCCAGATCTCCAGGTTGTCTTCTACTTTGATAAGGTGCCTGTCTAATAGATTCTAGATATTTACGAAAAGCATTTGCTTCTAAACTACCTGTAAAATCATAACTATATCCACCTGGTAATGTAACTGGAACCATAGCCGCTGTTCCAGCACCTTGCATTACTTCAGGGTTATCTTTTTTAAACTGTTCAAACCCAGATAATAATTGATCTTTAGGTAAAGGGTCGTTGTAGCTTAGAAAACCTGGTTGAGTAGGTGGATTTAATTCTCTCTCTGTTAAAATTTCTTCGTCTGTTTTTACTGGAGGCACTGGTCCTCCGATTAAAGATTCTTCTTCTGTTGGTGGCATGTATTGTGAATCATCAGGTACTAAAAATTCGTCACCTAACATTTTTTCTACTTTAAATCCTTCAGGAGCAGGTTGTCCTGGTTGCCAATTTATTTTTTTAGAAAAATCAGTTTCCATAGGAGGCATTGGTTGAATTATTTTTCTAGGTGGTTCCATAGGCATTATTTTTTCAGGTGGTTCTATCGGTTGTGTAATAGGCATTACTGGTAATATAGGTTGAACATCCCCACCTGGAGGTTGAACTGGTTTAGATATTGGCATATCAGGTTCTATAGGTGTTGGTGTAGGTGCAGCTATTCTTTGTGGTGCAACATAACCTGGTAGCCTGCTTCTTGCTGCTTGAAACTGTTGTGATACTGCTTGTTGATTTGCTAAATTACGTCTCATGTTTTCTGCAAGTGTATTTGCCATAGTAATACCACCCGTTTGATAACCGGCACGTCCACCTGACATCATATTGTATCTTGCAACAAATGCATCTTTGCCTGCATCATCCAATGAAGAATACTCTTTATCAAATTTAAAATAGTTATCAAAATAACTTCTCATTTTTTTACCAACGTTTTCTTTTCTTCTTGCTAGATATTCTTCCATAGTCTCACCTTCTTGTTGAGGTGGCTCTTCTGCTATAAAAGCACTATAAAGATATGTTGCTGCACTAGTTGCTCCACCAACTAATATTTGTTGTTTTACTAATGAAGGTAAATTTTTTAGTATTGGAACGTCTTTAAATAGTCCTGTCGCGTCTCTTATAAATCCTACACCTTTTCCTGTTGCTATTTTTTTACCTGCGTTTGCAGTTTCTTCAAAAGGATTTACTTTATCTTTTTGAAATAAATTTTTTAATGATGTTGTTCTTGAGGAATTTAACGGAGAAGTAAATCTATCACCTGCTGTTCCAAAAAAATTTTGTTGTGGCCCTGCTCCACCTAACATTCTAAGACCTTGTCCTCCAACATAAGTTCCAAGACCTTGTTTAAGTGCATCACTGATACTGCCTCTTTGATCATAACGACCAATACCTCTCATTGCTGCTGCAATACCAGGATTAAATGGTGCAACAAACGGTGCAGCTTTAACTGCAATGTCTGCTAATTCATTAGGTATAAGTTTTCTAACAAAATCTCCAATACCATATTTTTGTCTAGGCACGGCATTCATGATGCCACCTTTTGCACGTAGTTGTCTTCGCATTTGAGATCTTGTAATCATATATATTAAATTTTGTTTATATTAAAAAGGCAGGTATTTAACCTGAATTTATACTAATACTTGTTTTTAACAAGTAAATCAAGACTATGTTGTAACTTCTCTAGGCTTAGATTCAAGCGCTGATAAGATTACATGTAGTCGATTAGCCGTAGCTGCAGTCACTTTTAATACTTCACTTTCCTGTAGTACTAAAGGCGCTGTAAGTAATTCTGTTGTGCCATTTGCTGATATTGATTTAGTCTTAAATAAACTAAATACAGCATCTGATGTATCAGTAATAGTGATCGTTATAGTATCTGCATTACCAGAGTCTTCTGATACTAATATAGACTTTATAATAGCAGTGGTTGCTGATGGCACAGTATACAATATTGTAGCTGATGTAGAAGTTAAATCTACTTTTTTATTTACAAATGAATTAGCCAAAGAAATATGCCTCCGCTTCTGCTTCGTCTTTTAAATCTTGTTGATAGGTAGTATTTAATTTTTGCACTATGCTATCCACATCTCTTACAAAAGACTGTTGAGTTTGTTGATCATACTCTCTATCGGGTTGTGTTAATGATTGTACAATTCTAGCCATTATCTTCTTCCATCTGGTTGATAGTCTATTCTAAAAGTACCTACTTTCCAAAACTGACCTGTGCTTGTGTTGTCTATTTTTAAAGAGATTGATCTAGCACGCGCTCGTGTATCTATCTTTTGTGTGCCTGATGTTATTGTAAATGGACCTAAGGAAGAGCTTGCTTGTGTATCATTTGGAAAATCTCTTAAATTTAATGTAACTCTAGTATTTCCTGTTTGTGCTAAAAAATCTGGTATAATTCTTCTTATTTTCATCATAAACTCACCATCACCAGCAAGCCCTTGAGTACCTATATCAAAATCTCCAGATTCAATTGATGCAGTAATTGCAGTTGTCAGACCTTCTTTAACTTGATTTAATCCTGTTTCATGTTCGTAATAAGTTGATGTACCATCACTATTACCATAAACATAATTAGTATCTGTTGTTGCAGTTGTGCCACTTGAATCATATTCTGTTGCATGAGGTTTACCAAATACAGCAGAATCTTGCCATGCGGATCTAGCTAATGTACCACTAGTCCATACTGGTCTCTCGGGACTTGAGTCAAGATAATTGTATGCAACCATTCTATTTACAGTCTCTGAACTTGAACTTGGATAGAACCACATAATTTCACCAAACAAATTATTTAATCCTGCATTGATGTGTTGTTTAGGAGTTGTGTTAATATCGTCAAAAACAAAATCTTCAACTAAACATGGTAATGATTCTAGTTTACCAGTGTATCTAAAAAAACCATTTTCTGACATCCAATAAGCAGCACCATCAACTTCAACAGCTGCATTTTGTCCTATTAATCCACAGTTAGTACCAACTTGTTGAAATGAAAAAGTAAATGGTGGACCAACAAAACGCATAATAAATAATGCAGTATCAGTCCAAATATAAATTGCATCACGACCACGTATTGCTCCCATAATTTTTGATCCATCTGCAAGTCTTTGTGTACCTGCAGTATTGGTTGCACTAGGTGCATAAGTATTAATATCTTCTTGAGACGAAAATCTTACAAACATTTCATCTTTTGTGGATTTTGTTCCAATCGTTGTTTCTGTTCCAAAAAATATTAAGTGACGATCCGGTGTTGATACTAAAGTAAATGCAGAAGCTGTTGGTGCACCGCTTATAATTGTTGCTCTTGTGCTGTTGGCATCTGTTGGATTTGAATTCCATTCAAATGTTTCACCGCCATTAATTGTTGCAATTAGTTTATTACCTAAATTATCTAAAGACCATAAACCTGGTGCAGTTACAATATCTCCTGATGTTGCAGCATTCCATGAAAAAAAGTTTGATGCATCAGTTACCGTTGCACCGGAAGAATGTGTTGCAGCGGTCGTACCAGAAGCACCTCTTGTTAAACCTGATAATGTTCCCCCACTATTTGACGTATATGTAATTAATTCTGTTCCTACAATAACTGTTCCTGAAGATGGGAAAGAAGATGAACTTGCCATTGTTAATGATGTTACACTTGCATTTATTTCTGATGATAGTGTTGATGTAAACTGACCTGCTTGTTGCCCGCCCCATGATCCAAGGCCCCAACCTGTTGTTGCAACTTCAATTGCTGGTCCTACAGGATAATAATGTCTAACACGAATACCACCTGATGTAGATGCTCCTGATCCCGATTCATTAGATCCAGTATCAATTGTGAGTGTCGTATCTGTTGGTATTGACGTTACCATAAATTTATTGTCATTAAAATTACTAGCGCTAAAATTAGAATTAGTAATAGATGAAAAACTATCTAACAATATTATATCAAATTTATTGATATTATGTGCTGAAGAAAAAGTTAATGTAACAGTTGAAGAACCGTTAGTTGTAGAAAAAGCTGATGTTAAAGTTGTAGTAGATTTAATTGGGTGTATGTCATAAAAAATACCACCAGAATAAACATAAAGTATTCTGTTTGTGCCTAATGCTGCATATTTAATACCTGATGTATTTACAAAATGATGGATAGCGGTGTTTCGACCTGTAATATCAACAGACCCTAATTGAGACCAACCACCTATTTTTTCAGGTGAACCATATCTAAAACGAACATTGTCACCACTAACCCATTGGCTTTCACCACCGGTAGATGTAACTTGTTTATTAAAACCTGGTGCAAATTTAACTTTTTGAAGCATAATTTACTCCTTAGGATTATCTGATCTTACTTTATTATAAGCTGTTTTATAAGCATCCCATTTTGTACTGTCTCCATTTATTTCTTTTTCACAGTATGCTTCTGCAAATTTTTTTAAATTAGGGTAAGATCTTTCTCTTTTTCTTGCATAGGTTTTAGCGTTATATGCAGTTTGTAGTTCAGCTTTTTTTGCTGAAACTTGTGACCAAGTAAAATCTTGTGTATCTTTAAAAACTGCAACTCCATTTTCATCAGCACCAGAAATAAATTTAACATTAGATTTATACTCTGTTTCATTAGTAGGTTCTCCATCTACTACAAATCCTGCTGTACTATCTAATTCTTTTATTGCTTTTGCTACGTCTGTCATAATATCTCCTTAAGCTCCTATTTCCATAAGTGTAATTGTTGATGCTGTTCTAAAGTTACCTTCATCATTTTGACTGGTTGATGCTCTATTAATATAAACTGTATTGTTACTTCTAGTTTGAACTTTATACGTTGTCGCTGAAGTGGTTGATGGACTATCCAGGAAAGTCCCACTATTACTTTCTTGAGAATATTCCTCAATTGTCATACCAGTAGAAAATCCTCTACCTCTACTACTATCAGCATCTCCTAGATAAATAACTGTTGAACCTCTTAGCAATCTAAAGTTTGCTACGTTCACTGCTGTAAGACCTTGACCCATTAAAGATATTTGTACAAGAACTTTGTTTGATGATGATGCTGGAGTAATTGCAGCTGATAAACCAATATCAACGTAAGAATTATTTGGGTTACTTGCATAAGTGTCAGTTTTTGTCGATGAAACCACCTGTAAAACTTTTCCTGCTGCTGATATACTTCCAGCATCTATAACTGTAGTTCCATTTGATATAATAGCCATTAGCTTATCTCCTCTAATTTAAATTTATATTTTTTATTGTTAAGTCTGTTTAGTAAGAACAAGTCGTTTGAACCCTCTTGAATAGTCCATGAACCTCTTGTTCCATCAACTTCATTATCTCTTGTTTTAGTATTATTTAAATTTATATCCCCAGTGTATATATCTCTCCATTGTTTAGATGAAGAACCAAGATCATGTGTATCATCAGCAGCAGGTAATATGCTACCAGTTACATCAACACCACCAGATGTTGTTGCTAATTTTATACTGTTATCATAATAAAGATTAACTGCACCATTAGCGATGGCTTTTATCATATCTTCGCCAGTATATCTTTGAATGTAAACTCCATCATTACCTCTTAGATAAAGTCTACCAGTTCCAGTATCATCTATAAAAGAATGACTACCCTCATGATAAATTTCTAAATCACCACTATCACCAAAGATAGCTTTGTTATTATCAGCTAGTTTAATATCATGATTAAATATAGCTGTTCCAGCATCACTACCATCAAGAGTAAGCATAGTAATGTCAGAACTATTATCAGTACCTTTAAATATAATATCGGTATCATTAGCAGCTGCATCGATTGTAATATTACCTGATGAGGTTGTGATATTTACCGCTGCATCACCAGCTGTTATGTCATCTGCTGCTGAAGAAATACCTGCTTGAAAATATGTTTTAAACGTAGCGGCACTAGTCATTCTCATTGTGCCACCGTCATTGTGAAGAATACCGTCACCATCTGCAACTGCTGTAGTTCCTCTTGCAGTTCCACCATCTATTAAATTAATCTCTGCTGCTGTTGCAGTTACACCATCTAATATATTAAGCTCTGCTGCTGTTGATGTTACACCATCTAATATATTTAATTCTGCTGTTGTTGATGTTACTCCATCTAATATATTTAATTCAGCCGCTGTTGATGTTACACCATCTAATATATTAAGCTCTGCTGCTGTTGATGTTACACCATCTAATATATTTAATTCTGCTGTTGTTGATGTTACTCCATCTAATATATTTAATTCAGCTGCTGTTGATGTTACTGTTGTACTAGCTATTGATAAAGCATCTGTTTCTAAAGTTCCATCTACATCTACGTTTCCTGAAATATCTAGTGATCCTGCAATAAGTTGATCAACCTGTAAATCTTCATGGCTTGAACCTAGTTTTAATTCAAACTTAGGACCTGTTGTATTATAGGTAAACGTAGCATCATCACCGCTACCACCCTCTATCGTAATACCTGCACCATTAACAACTGCACCTGTGCTATTACCACTATCTAATACAATATTGTGGTCATTTAGATTTACAGTTGTTGAGTTTACAGTAGTTGTTGTTCCCGATACAGTTAAGTTACCTTCTAGTGTTACATTAGCACCACTAAATGTCATAGCAGTTGTAGTACCTGATTTTATAAGAAGTTCTCCACTATTATTTGTGGCACTACCAAAAGTTGTTCCTGCATCTTTAAAAAATATATCTCCACCATCTGCATCAAGAACAATGTCCGTAGTTGCATCAAGTGTAATAGTAGAACCAGAATCTATTTCTGCAATAACTGGTGTTGTTAATGTTTTATTTGTTAAAGTCTGTGTAGCTACAAGAGATACTAAAGTTGAATCAGCACCATCTGGTAATAACATAACATTTGTAACACCTGCAGAATGTGGCTGTGCCTTTATTTGTTGGCCATGTGAATTAGATTCACAATTAAATTGTATAGCACCTGAATTTGTATTACCTCTAACAGTTACATGCCCTGTACCATTAGGGGCTAATTCTAAATCTGCATTTGATGTAGTAACAATATCGTTACCATTCATATCAAGATTGCCACCTAATTGAGGTGTGCTATCATCTGCAACATTTGATAATGCAGAAGATGTAGCAAGCCCTGAAACTATTGATGATCTTGCAATTTTTTTAAGTCCACCACCTGAAGTATCTACTGCTAAAAATACATCATCATCAGCAACTGTAGATATTTCTGATAGTGAACCTACTGCTACTGAATTAAAGTTTGTACCATCTGCAATTAATAAATTACCTGCAGTGTTTGTACCCATGGTAATGTCATCACCAGATACTGTAAGATCTCCTGATATTGTTAAATTTCTAAAACCTGTTAAATCTTTATTAGAATCTACAATAACTGCTTTTGAGGCAGACACTGTTCCTGCTGTAATTCCATCAACTAAATTTAATTCCGCTGCTGTAGATGTAACACCATCTAAAATATTTAATTCAGCTGCTGTAGATGTAACACCATCTAAAATATTTAATTCAGCTGCTGTTGATGTAACACCATCTAAAATATTAAGTTCCGCCGCTGTAGATGTAACACCATCTAAAATATTAAGTTCAGCTGCTGTTGATGTAATTGCTGTACCATTTATAGCTAGTTTACTTGTTACAACATTGAAAGTACCGTTGTCTTCAATTCTTGCAACTTCTGTTCCATCTCTTTGTTGAAATATTAAATCTTTAGCATCAACAATTGGCTTAATAATTACATCACTAGATGAATTAGATATTCTTAAAATTTCTGTGCCACCATCTAAAAAATTAAAATCACCACCATCAGCATCAAATTTAATATCTCCTGGTGCATCTAAAGTTACATCTGTTGATCCGTTTAATACAAAATCAATGACAGTTGTGCCACCATCTTTTAAAGTTATATTAGCTCCATCTGCATCTAAAACTATGTCTCCTGATGAGTCTAAAGTAATGTCTGTGCCATCATTTGTAATTGTATCAAGAGCTATTGATCCAACGTTTGTAATATTAGCATCACTGAAATCAAGACTTCCTGTAACATCGAAGTCTCCACCAACAGACAAGTTTCCAGCAACTGTTGCGTTAGCACCACTAAAAGTTACAGCAGTAGTTGTACCTGATTTAATTATTAAATTTCCTGATGTGTTTGTAGCACTACCAAATGTTGTGCCACCATCTTTAAAAAATATATCTCCACCATCAGCGTCTAAAATAATATCTGATGGCCCATCTACAGTTATATCACCGCTAGACGTTGCAAGTGTAACTGCGGCATCACCTGTAGAAATATCGTCAGCAGCAACAGAAGTTGAAAATCCTGTATCAACAATGTTTGTTCCATCTGAAAATAATAATCTAGCTGCTTTATCAGTTGTACCAAAAGTTATACCTGTTCCTGATGCAGTTTTAAATTGTACAGTGTAGGCACCACTTGTACCATTTACCACAATGTAAACTTTTTCAATTGAGTCTGGAACAGTTACAATTTGATTACCTGTAATAGTTCCTGTTAGTTTTATAACTGCGTGTCTTGCAACAGATGTTGACTCAGTAGTATCACCGTCTGTAATTGATAAAGCTGTTGTTGCTGCACCGCCAGCAATAGATTTTTCTACATAACCAGCGATTGCTTTTTCTACAATTTGTAAGTTGGTATTAGTTTTATCCCCCCATGTACCGGCATTTTCGCCGGTTGCCATTAGTTCAATACCTAGATCTGAATAACTTGATGCCATAATTTAATTCCTTAAGGTGTTGGTGAGTTAACAGGGATTCTGACTGTTCCATCTGTATAGTCATCTCTTCGTCTTCTACCTATTTGTTCTCCTCCAAATTTTTGTACTTCTTGTTGATACTTTTGTTCGTATAATTGCAGCATGTCAGCTGGACCTTTTAGAAACCCATAAGTTTCTGCTAGGCAACAATATAGCAGACCATTTGGAAAATTTAAACTAATATAATTAGTATCATTGTCTTCCAATAAAGCTGGAGCTGCGTTGTAATGTATTTTGTAAGCAAATGTTGCACTTGGTGTTGGTGACACAATTATAGATCCAGAGTTTGATGAACTCTCTCCAGTTGCTCCTGTGTCTAACATAGCGTAATATTTTGGTGTCCCAGTAGATGTAGTTGCTGAAATATATTCTTCTAAAAATGTTAAATCTCTTTTTTCTAAGTATGTATTAGCACCAGTATATGTAGATCCAGTTGCAGTGTAAACCTGCACTGCTCTAATAAATACGGCTCCAGCTGGTACAGTCACAGTTCCTGTTCCAGATGTAAAATTACCTGTAGATGTTTTTCTATCTGCATCAATAGGCACATCTCTAAAAATTCTGTATTGTGCATTTAAAATAATATTTTCTAATACACTATCTGATAACACAGTAGAACTAACTTCTGTGTAACTTCTTATTTGTGTTTTTAATCCTGATGCACTTAATCCTGCCATATTACGCTGTCAATGTTGCTGGACCAGCCGAACAACTATTGCCTCCTCCTGATATACCACCTGTTGTAGCAGTGTTTGTGTCTACAGTAAAGTGATAGAAATCTGTTGTGTTTGCAATATTACCACTTGAATCTCTTTTACCAACCGTAATAGAATATCCTGCAGCTTTTGCTAAATTAGTTCCTGTAACACCATCAAAACCAACTGGATTTTGAAAAGCATCTGGATCTGATGTTGTATAAATAGGTCCTCTAAATCTTACAGTATCACCTGTAGATCTACCATGAGATTTTTCAAACACATTTATAATACCTGATGATGCTGCAATCGTTTGAAAAGGATTTGGTCCTAAAGGTCTTGCAACTTCATTTTCAGTTCTAGCAGGTCTTGCATCATATAAACTCTGTGCATCTCCTGATCTTGATCTTAATTCTAATTGAGGATGTTTAGCTTCAAATTCAGATTGATGCACTAAATGACCATTCCATTCTTTGACCATTTCTCTGTATGGAAACTCCATTCCTGATCTGTCTGATATTGCTTTTGCGTATTTTCCTCTTGCTTGTGCCATTAAGTTCCTGGGTAATAAGTTTTAGGGGTTATGTATGTACTAGAAGAAGAACCGTCTTCAGCTAATGCTCTTGCCAATTCATCTTCATAATATAGTTTTAATTGTTGTGATGCTTGTGGATTAAACTTTTGTGATAAGTAAAAAGCTAATCCTGAAACCATACAAGGTACAAATCTATATGGTACATCTGTTGCATCTGTATAAGTAGAATCTGCGTCTTGTATTCTTTTTACATAATAAATATGCATATCTTTAGATGCAGCTGTTGAGTCTGGTGTCGGGTAAACTGTAACTGTAGTTTTATCAATTAATCTTTGAACAAAATATTGTGATGGTGTTCCTTTAGATAATTTTGCAGACAAACTAGAATAAGTTGATCTATCAATTTTTGTCATTGCTGCATCTGATTGAGTAGTCTGTGTTCTGTTTTGTCTAAACGTTGCTTCTAAAACATCTGCAACTCCATAAACATCAGATGTTGCATTTGTGCTAGAACTTGTTCCATCTCCACTTGCTCTATAGAAAGTATATTCAGCTTGGCCTTCAATTAAATCAATATTAGTTTCACCTACTTCCCAGTAGTGCAAACCTCTATTACCCCATTCTTGAAAAAGAATGTTTAAAGATCTTCTTGCAGATTTTAATTGATATCCAGAAGTTACTTGTGAACCTATACGTTCATATGCTTCTGCTATTAGATCATCTACAGCAAAAGTTTTGTCGAAAGTAACTGTGCCGGAAGTTGTATTGGCCATTAGTTACCCTCCTTAATAAATTTTCTGAAACTCTGCTATAATCGTATACATGTTACCAGAATCAGCTGCGCCTGGTACAACAAGATTAACATCGCTTTGATTACTGTTACTAGATTTATCTGCTGGTATTCCACCAAATTCTCTAAAGTCCCAATATCCTGCACCAGTTAATCCGATAATAGGAATATCTCCGTCAGAGTCTTCTTCATCTAATCTAGCGTAAGAGTCTCCTCCATCGCCACCTTGACATGAATACCAAACTCTAAGTAGTCCTAGATGAGCTACTGCAGTTCCGTCTTCTCTAGCATCTAGTGCTGATACATCTCCAAAAACTGTAGTTCCACCTGATCCGTCTGATTGGTTTACTATTTTAATAACAACTCTCTTATCGTTTTGCTGTAAGATAGTTGGTCCTGTTACTGTGTCTGCCATTGTTTCCCTCCTTAATTAAGAAACTGTGGGGCCGAAGCCCCACATAATTATGTATTACTGATCTGCAAATGCAGGCACGTCTGCGCCTTCTGCTTGACCCCAAATATAGTAGTTAGTAGAATCTTTAGCTAATATATTTATTTCAAATAAACCAAAATCTGTAAGAGTTAGTTTTGAGTTAGAGTTTCCATCAGAATAAACAGATACGTTATCAGCATTTGAATCTAAATGAATAACTCCACCAATAAAGAAATTAGTATTTCCCGGTGTTATTATAATTAAATTTTCTGCTTCTTCCGCAGCGCCACCATAAATAAATTTAAAGTGTGCACCAGCAACTGGTGCCGGTAATGTAATTGTTCTGTTAGCTGCAAGTGCAGGAACTACAAGAGTTCTTCCACTGTGTGTTGCGTTATCAAGAGTTTTGTCTTCATCTCCTAATGCAACTGGTGCATCACCCATAGTAATTACTTCAGTAATTGCTCCAGTAGTAGAGTTTTTACTGATTGTTTTAAGTGTACTTTCAGATCGTACCGGACCTGTAAAAGTTGTATTTGCCATATTAATATCCTCCTAGATATCTTAAATGTAGTCCCTAGGGATGTCGACTATACGCGTCTACATTTAACTTATTTTAATTTGTATAGTGTGATTTTTATACAACAGTTTTTAGTAGAGTGCAAGAGAGCCTGTAATGTGGATTGGATTTTTCCAACGATGTAGCTTTTGATTAAGTAGCTACAGAAACTTGTGGAGCAGCGCCTTCAACGCTATTTTGTCTGTGAGCAATTTTAGCTTCTTCAAGCTTAATGTCAGTAATGACTTGTTTAACTTTGTCATCGATTCTGACCATTTCAAGAGTGTATCTACCATTAGACAGATGCTCCTGTTCCCACTTCAACTCCAAGGACCTTTTTCGTTTGTATAGGTCTTGTATCATCAACAACCTCCTCATAGGTTATTCTGTTTACTCGGTTATCATATGATATACCAAGATATTCCCAATTTATACTCTTTTCTCCCAATTTGTCAAGGATCGATTGTTCGAGAGAATTGGCATTATCTTCAGACAAAACTTGAAATTTTGCATAATGATCATAGGCCCAGATAGTTATTAGGAATTTTTTCATATTTCTACTTTCTTATTACAATGTGGCCGAACTATGTCCGGCCACAAAATTATTACGATTATGCTCCTGGTGATCCAAAGATACCTCTAGGGTCTGAGAATCCAAAAGAATATCTCTCTCTAGCTTTGTATCTTACGTTTCCAGTTTCGAAGTCGCCTTCCATTGCAGTTTTGATTGGTGCTCTAACGAACATTTTTAATCCGTTAGGAACATCAGTCTTAATGAAGAACGCATCAGTATCAGTTAAGTAGTGGTTTACTACGTAACCTTGTGGGATCATTCCCATGCTACCGACTGCATTGATATCATTATCTGCAGTTCCAGTTCTACCTTGAGATTTCATTAATCTCTCAGCAGTAAATTGAAGCGCTGAAGGAATTATCATTTTAACTCCTTTTGCTGCAATTTTTAGACCTCTTTCATCAGTCATTGCTGCGATGTCAATAAGAGCTTGCTCTAACGAAGTTTCGTTAAGGTCAGCTGCAGTTGACAACTCATTTTTGAACGTTCCAGCCACAATTGGGTGAACTGCAGAACAAAGTTCTACGCCGTCACCACCTGTGAAGCTTGAATCAAATGCATTGTTTAATACATTTGCTGCTTTAACTTGTTTAGCATTTGCCATTGATCTAGCTAATGCTTTTGTATATCTAGACGCAAGTCTATCATACAAGTTATCTTCAATCGCTTCTTCAGTGATTGAGAACGCTAAAGCAAGCGTTTCGTGAGTGTATCTAGCAGTGAAAGATTCTTGTGCTGTATCGTAGTTAACGCTTGATCCTTCAGGTTTAACTGAAGCATTTGCGAAACCAGATAACATCACTTCTTCTTCAAAAGCTCTGTCAGAATTTTCTACGTCGAAAATTTCTGCATGCTCATCTGCATAGTTTTTATATTCCAAGCCGAATAGTGCATTCAAACCTGGCTCTAGTTCTTTAACTAGTTGTGATCTTGATATAGCCATTTTTTATTCTCCTATTCTAACTATTAACCTAGTGCTGTTGTTAATTTAAACACATGCTCACCAGTATTGAATACAACATATGCATTCGCATTTGCCGAGCTTGTATCACTATTGTCCGGATCTTTTGATATACCGATTTGTTTGAAACCACCTGATGTAGTAACAGTTGATGTATCAATTTCTGAAGTTGATTGTCCAGTAAGAGTGCTTCCGCCTACTCCTGTAAAATCAAATCCACCATGATTCATTGCTGCTGTTCCTGTACCATCATGTTGTGCTTCGAACACAATATATGGATCCGCATACACTGTAGCTACTATGTCTGAAGCGTTTGTGCTTGCAGGATAATAAGCTTTAAATGTAGGTTTACTTGTTGTTGGATCAGTATAAAACACGCCACCGAAAACACCTAATTGTTGAGTGTCTCCAGCTGCCGCTGCTTCTATACCACCTGCTGTAACTGCTTCAACTACTTGACCAGTAAAAATGTCTGATCCGTAGTTTGCAGCTATAGCATATTCTTCCGCTCTGATTTGTCCACCTGTAAGATGTCTTGTAGGTTTGAAACCGAACGCTGCGTCTTTGTTAGCCATAGTTTTATCTCCTTATGTACCTGCCTCGAAAGGCCTCCAGTACGATTTAATTTATCCGTTGGTAAGAATTGTTAAAAAATTAACTTTTCTTCGTACCACCGAAGGTTACACGAGTCTGTCGATCATTGTTGATCGGCATACTTGGATGCTGTTCCTTCATTAAATCGTTTTCGATCGCGTCATTTCGGTCTTGAGTTTGTTGTTTAAAATACTCTTCGCGCGACTTAACAATTTCGTTAGGTATCCTTGCCAGCAAAAGGCCGCCAACTCCGATAACCCCTTTGTATTTCCCGTCATTAATAGTTGGATAATCAACATCAGAATATTCATCAGATCTAACTAATTCAAATCCTGATCTTAACTTTGCCGACATATTTGATGAATCATCAAAACCCATCGACTCAGCTCTTATCCACCTGTGTTTAAAACCATCTGGTGCGGGTGGGGCATCTAAAGATGATGGTGGAGTCCAAACTTTTTTCTGTTCTTTAACTTTTGTTTGGCTCGCACGGGAGTCTATTTTTTTATCTGTCATATGCTTATCTCTCCTTCGTGATATTTAATTGTTTCGCATAAAGTTCTAGTGGCACACCTAATTTTTTAGCAATTGTTACTTGAGACGGCGTGAGTCTCACTGTTTTCTGCGACTTAGAATTCACACTTCGCTTTGCTGAAGCTACTGTTTGTGTAGGCTTAGTCGTTACCGTTGATTCAGTATTACCAAATTTATGCGGAAAGTCAAGCTTCATACGTCTATCAATCTCTTTGTAATAATCATCAGATTGCGCATCAAACCCTTCTTCCTCGGTTAGTTTTTTATGTAAATCAAATGCAGTGTAAGTCATCGCACTATCTGATCCAAACCATGGGTTTTTCTCTGCCCATTCTTCTGCTTTAGGATCTGATACTGTGTTTTGAGGTGCAATTGCTTGATCTAAAGTAGGAGTTTGAACAGGTGTTCTAACTTGTGCTTCCGATTTCTTTTTTAAATTAGCAACTCTTGCTTCTTCTACACCTAGTCTTGCAATCATTTTCTGTGCTTCAACTTCAGCACCTACATCGCCTGCTTCTCTTGCTTTTATTAATTGTGCTTGAGCAGCTTGTAAGCCAGATGTTACTCTGCCTTCCATTGCATTTACATAGTTAGGTTCTATAGTTTTTAATCTAGACTGCAAACTCTCTTGTTCAGCTTTTACTTTTTGAGCCCACTCTACAGCAGCCTCTTTTTGACGTTCTGCTTCACGCCATTTTTTAGTTAGCTTTGCAATTCTTTTTTGCACTCCATCACTATATTCTTCTAATTCTTTTTTCTTTTCTTCTGTTTCTTCTTTAACTTCTGTTTCTTTTGTTTCTTCTTTAACTTCTATTTCTTGTTTCGGTTCTGTCTCTTCAACTTTTAACGTTTCCTTTGGTTCTTCTTGTTTTGTTTCTTCTTCAAGATTGACTTCAACTTCCGGTCCGGAAGTATCTATATCAACCATGGGTTCATTTTTCTTTTCTTCTTCTGGCATAGTTTACTCCTTCTATGTTTTAATATTGATGAAATATATCTTCAGGGTTTTCAATGGTTGCTAAAATCTCATCGTCATTTAGCAGTCTAACTTCCCCACCATCTATCTGTATTCTTGATCCAGCATATCTTGCAAAGATAACCCAGTCACCTTTTTTACACCAAGGTCCTTCTGGATATCTTTCTTTATCATAACAATGCGGGCCCATTTTTAAAACCATTCCACAATTAGATCCAACTTGTTGTCGTTCTAAAGTTTCTTGTCCTAAATATAAGCCACCTTTAGTTTTCTCTCTCATTTTAAAAGGTAAAACTAAAAGTCTCCAGCCTGTTGGTTCTGGCAACTTACTATCTTCAGTTTTTGATAAATCTTTTTCTGGTTTTTTTTCAGCTTGTATTTTATCTAATAAAGCTGTCTTAAGTTTTGGGACCTCTTCTGTTGAGGTCGATAACGGTTCCTTGCTCATCTTTTTGCTCCTTATTGTCTAGCAGGTTAGAGATTTCCTGTAACATTAGTTGGTATGTTCTTGCTTGTCCTAACATATACTGATATTTTTCCATATTGTCAACACCACCACTTATTAGAATGTCGCCAACTTTTTGTAAGTTGTCTCTCATTAGTTTTTGCATTTTTGATACTATGGTTAATCCATCTTCCATTACATTTCTGTCCTTTCTAATCTAAAATCTTGTAAAGCTTTTAACTTCTCATCTGCTTCAGCGATTTTTTGTAACTGCTTATCTACTTCGTCAATGTGTTGTGGATGTTCTCCAATACCAACAGGATTTTCTAAATAGATTTTTATTGTTGCGTGTGCTTCTGCTACTTGTGCTTCGTATCTAGCTTCAAGAGCATCTATTATTGCTGTTCTCATTTAACATTTCCATCTTCTCCGTGCTTGTCTTATTCGTGAGTTAGGATCGTTACGAGTTTTTGCTGATGACCTTTTTAATTGTCCTAGTGATCTAGCGCAGTATGATTTTCTACGATTAGCAGCTTTTGATCCTGGCTTCACTTTTCCAGTCACGGCTGTTTTTAATTTACTTCCA